GTGAAATTCCACATCATGATCTTGCTCCTCTCCTTATTAATGGAGATGATTGTGTCTTTAAAGGTTTAAGAGAAATCTTGTATAAGATTTGGTTGAAGATCGCCGGATATGGTGGTTTAGAATCCTCTGTTGGTAAGACTTTTGTCTCAAGAGAGTTTTTAACAATCAATTCTTGTCAATTCAAGTACTCCTTTCAGGAGTTTGAATGGTATCGTTCAGGTTCTTACCATGAATTAAAGTATGTTAACATGGCTTTGGTTTATGCCTGTAAGAAGGACGGAATACGAGGGAAGGACTTCTATCAAATGGGGTCCCTTTCACAAGATTTAAAAAGAACTTGTCCAGAAGAATTGTTTAAATTAGCTGCTAAGCTACAATTAAAATTGGCTAAGCAAAGAAGATACGAAGTTATCGTCGAGCGTCAATTCCGTTCCGCCTGTCGTGAAGATGACAGGAATGGCGAACAGAAAGGTAGACTCGTTCCTATGATGAAGGAAGGACTTCTTTGCGTCCGTGAAGTGAAAACAGCTTCATTAGTCAATGCCCATGTCCCTTGGTTTCTTCCACAATGGTTGGGAGGTCTGGGAATTGTTCCGTTTAAAAAGGAACATATATCGCAATTCGATAAGTTGGGTGGAATTGTAATTCGTGATGAATTTTTCGATGATCCACAGTTGAGGCCAAAAGCGATTTCTGCTATTCCTGAATGGCACATGCATCAGATTGTAAATGAGATGCTTGAAGATTACAGGTTTTTAGATAATCAAAACTACAAAAAAGTAGAATCCTTTGGTATTGAAAGAAACTTAGAAGATGAATATACTGATCTTTACAACTTGAAATTAGTTGAGTCAGTGTTAACTTCTGTATGTTTACCACCTGGTCGTACTGTCTTAGACAGTCAAGACGCTCCTTTTGGAATTATCCAAGAGCTCGACGGGATTAAACTCCCTTATATTAAAAGAAATCACTTCCTATTCGATCCAGAAAAGGCGAGTGATTCAGAGCAAAAAAGGAGATCTATGTATGCGATCTTGCATAATAGAAAGGTTTGGTTTAGAGCTAGGAAATTCTTATTAAAGAAGAGTAATTTTGCGTCTAACTTTCATAAACTCATTGAATTTGATATGGATGACTTTTCACCAGAAAAGAAGGTGAGACCTATGTCATGTTTCAATACTGTGGATTTACCACATCCCATCTTTCTTGAGCCGCTTGAACAAGATTTTAATGCTCTTATAGATGGGGACGACCTCTTAATTAGATGAGTCGTCAGCTGGACTGGCAGTCCAGATTAATAACTGTACTCTAAGAGTAATGGGAATCTAACTGGTTATGATCTTTTGTAAATTTAATTACTAGAAGAACCAAGTGGATCCACTTACCGCCAGCTTGCTGGTCAGTCAGTTGTTAGGGGTAATTCAGGAAGCTTAATCCTGATGGCGTCGAGCCCCTCCATCCATCTAACAATTCAAAATGTGAGAAATTGATTAAACATTCAGTTAAACATAGAATCGTTAAATAGGCAGGACTAGAGAAAGTCGAGTACGTTGCAACCGTAAAATCTGATATCCTAAAGGATGTGGTATCATGCAACCGAAACTCTTTCTTTTCTTAGTCTCTATTTGATCATTTTTGTTTTTCTTTACAACTCATAAGAATTGAAGGACG